TTTTTTCATGTTTTTGTGTTTTTTCATTGGTTGATTTGGTTGCAAATCTCAATTTGCCAACCCCGGATTAGCCGTGAACAAGAATTTTATGTTGCAAATCAATGGCTCCCTTGGTCAGGAATTGGCAAGTGATAGGGCAAGAAACAGCCAGGGCAATCGCCCTGGCTGTCATGATTATGGGCGATAATTCATGCCCGATCCAAGCTGACCATTCAAAACGCGCAGTTTCAGGTCACGATTGTAGGCGTCATGGTCCGGTCCTTTTTCGCGTCCGTTTGAATCCTTCGTCCACGAGGGCGTTTTATTTTCCTCGTTGTAGTTGTTATGATAATGCCAGGAAATGTCTTCATATCCATTCCCTGCGAGCAATTTTTTCAGGGCCATTACGCCGTGAAGGGTCACAACGAGCAGATGAGTCTCTTTTCCGTCATTCCATTCGATGCAATGGGCGCGCTTTTGCCCTTTGGATTCCCGCCACGCCCAGAATTGCTTTTCTTGCAATTTAACTTTCATGCTATTCCTTTCTCTTTTGCGTTCTAAGCCTCTCAAACCTTTCCCCGCCATGGAATGTTCCCCGAGCGAGAAAAAGGCGGCAGAGGCAAAATGCTGGGCTCTATTACTTAAAGGGAACCACGGCAAGCTCCACACAATCAGCCGCTTTTCCAAACTCTGGAAAGCCGACGAAATAACTTTCGTCGCCAGGCAAATAAATTCCGGGATTCTCCTTTTCCCATTTCTCAATCTGGATACTTTCATGCGCATCCAAGCCAGAATGGTCCCCATTGACAAGGGCGCCCAGCGCCCAACAAGGGAAATCTACAACGTATTGGTTTTCAGTATCGGGTTTCATTTTCTTGTTTCCTTTCATTAAAAAGCCCCGGCCGTAGCCGGGGCTTTTGTTAATAGTCAGACGGTCGCAATCCAGACAAGCAGGACCAGAATTGCGCCACAAACAAAGCCAAATAGGTCGAAGATGAATTCTTTGATTTTCATGGTTTGGTTTAACAGCGTTTCAATTCAATTCGAATGCCCAATTCGCGCATGAGCGCAGGTGTCAAAGCTTCCAAAGCTTCGCCGTTAATATCGCGTGCAGCGACAGGCAAATGACATCGATTGTTCACGGGTACCCCGTTCCCGCGCCAGAAATTCGACTCTTCCCAACAATCTCGCTCATGCTCCGTCGAAAACTCTTCCGGCGGCATTTCCCCGTCTGGGAGCAATTCGTCAATTGCGCATGCATAGGCGTCCTCCCATGTTTGAGCGCGAATGATGCCGACGATACCCATACTGTTGCGCATGATCCAAAGAGGGCCAAATCCATCTTCCCATACGTCAATCGGATGCTTTATGCCACCTTCCCGCGTGCAAAAAAACGCCGATTCAAGAGATGTGTAATAGGCGGGATGTATTTGCCGGTTTAGTTTTGTTTGTGTCTTCATGGTTTTCTCCGGTTCAGGGTTTAACAGAAAATTAGGGCCAACAAGAATGCCAGGGCGGCAACCAAACAGCCGAGAATGTCGTGAATGATCGTTTTACTCATCATTGTCATCCTCCAATTCACAATGCGCTTCGGCTAGTTCGCGGAAATTAATCTTCAGCATGATGTCCTCAACGCCGGGCAAGAAATCCGCAACAAGGCCAGAAACGCCTTCCGGCAATTCAGACTCCAGAGTGTCCCGAACCACCGTTTCCAATTCAGCCTCAATGTCGTTAGCCGACTGGTTACGGTCGATCCCTTCCGGGATTTCCCAAACGTTCACCAACCACGTTTCGCGGTTTGTCCATCCATTGTATCCATCTTTATTCATTGTCTTTTTGTTTTCTCTTTCAGGGTTCTCTAACTGCCGATTGGCGCCCCGGCAAACCGGGGCCTGGATGGATTCCAATAACAGTTTGGCATGAATGATGTCCAGTTTTTTTTTTGAACAATCTTGACCGCTGATGGCGCGCCGCCGCCCAAAACGCCGTCTGGAGCCTGGCACGCCCAGCCCGGCGCATTGTGTCCCGTGTAGTGTTGAGACGAGGGACAACGCCCGCCAGGGCCGGCAATGGGCATCATAGACTGGAGCGCAACCTATCCGGCGATTAAGGGCAGTTTGACCAGAATCGAATCCAGGCGGAAAGGGCGGGGATGAATGGCGGAAAGGGGATGAATGGCGAGTAACATAAGTAGAATGGTAATGATTAGGCTACGTGTCCGATTAGCCACGCTCCGCATTTCCCTCCCTGTCTCCTCCGCCTGTCCAAAGTTAGTCGCGTCTAACAATGTTTTACGCGCCATCCTTTAAGCCTAATTAATATTGTGCGAACAACGTTGTAACCGCAACGGTTTACGCATCCAGGCTGCCGCATAGCATAAGCTCGGGGCTGATTTCAGCCCCTATTGACCAGGCCGCCGTTCCTACTCTGCGCTGCAGGCCCAGGTGGACACCCCGGCCGGGGGGGCAAGCCCCGCACGCGCTTACCTCCTTACGCAAACAGAATGTGTGTGCCCCCTTTTTTAAAACACCTCTCAATCCCCTTTCTCGCTCCATCACAGATCTTACTCTGTTTGCCCCGTATCTGCGTTCTGAGGCGTTTTCCATGTCCTTGAGGCTGGTGATACCTCCCCTTGTATTGTAGCTGTAGAAGCCCTGCTTGACAGATATGACGGTTTGTTGTTAGATACGTGTCACCCATGAACAAGATGAAGAGTTCCCACATTGAAATACACCCCTGCGAGAACGGTTGGATTGTGACTGCGTATGATCCGATGAGGATATGGGCATTTGAGTCTGTGTCCCATGTCGCTGACTTTGTGAAGGAGTTCTTTTCGCAGCAGGAGGAGAGTAGTGATGAAGGTTAAGTCTGAGAAAACTGAGAGGGTAATTATCGAGATGGACGGGCCGGAGGCTCGTTCCATCCGTGATTGGCTGACTGCCCAGGCTGACGCCCAGCCTCCCCACTCTCCGGTGGGTCGGCTGCGGGTTAAACTGACTAATGCAATGGCTGAGCGATATGAGTGAAGAACAGGAAGACTATCAATGCTTCTTCTGCGAGCACGGGGCTGATCGTGCGTGCGGCGAGAAGTCAACTAATGGCGTGGCGTGCGACATGCCCGCTGGTCATGCTGGGCGTCATGTGAGTTGTCACAACAACTGGCACGCTGCAGTGATCTGGAACACGGGCGGCAAGCCTGTGGTGTCCTACCGGCACCGCAAGGGCAAGGGGAAGAATGCTGAGAGGTTGTATCGCTTGGCTAAGGCCAATCAGGCTGCTGGGACTGGGGCTGATAAGCAGCGGGTCCAGAACGAGGCCGCGACTGACATGCTCAACGAGCTTGAGGTTGATGGGGCTGCTGCCGAGGTGTTTAAGGAGCTTTGTAGGGCTACGCAGTATAACCCGATCCTGGAGGTCATCAACGCCCTGAAGAACAAGGCAAAGGGCGGGACTCAGGGCATCTCGCCTTCCAAGAGGCTCGATGCGAACATGAAGCTGATGGAATATCTGGTTCCGAAGCCGAAGGCGCAGGATGTGAGCAAGAAGGAGGATACTGGCATTACGGTGAACATCAACGATGGGGAGGTGAAATGAAGAAGGTTGAAGAAAAGCTTGTTAAGGCAGTTGAGCGAATTGCGGACTCTTTGTCCCGGCTTGAGGACATGATTGGCGAACTGATCGAGTATCAGGAGTGTGACTGCAACGAACCCTGCAACGAACCCTGCGGCTACCACGAACTGTCTGAGGGAGAAGAAATCAGGAAGGGTGATTGGTATTTCAATGAGTCAAAAAAAAGGTGCCCAATTGTCTTGGATTTGGGAGGGCCATACATCAGGGACTACTTTAAATCCCCCATCTACCGTGATGTTCCGAGCTCCTGACTGTCATGCCTGAATTTTCCCTGCCATATCAGTGGGCTCCGCGAGAGTATCAGAAGCCTCTCTGGAACTACTTCATGTCGCCTGGGACGGGCAAGCGCGCCTCAATCTTTTGGCATCGCCGCGCTGGTAAGGATTTGTTTGCCATGAACCTAATTTCAGTGATGGCGCACAAGCGGGTTGGAGCTTACTGGCATATCTTTCCGCAGAACAAGCAGGGCAAGCGTATTGCGTGGAATGGGCGAACTGGCGGCATCATAGACCCTGTGACGCATGAAGTGAAGGAGCAGGGGCGCCCATTTCTCAGCTACCTTGGCGGGCCGCGAGATCCGAAAACCAAGAAGCCGGTCCTTCAAGAGAAGTACAACGACCAGGAGATGACCTACGTCTTCAAGAATGGTTCGATGTATCAGGTGCTTGGTGCGGACTCCGACTCACTGGTCGGCGGCAATCCCGTTGGGATTGTTTTTTCTGAGTGGGCTTTGATCCCCAAGAAAACATGGGAGTATTTGTCGCCTATCCTTGCGGAGAATGGCGGCTGGGCTTTGTTCATCACTACGCCTCGCGGCAAGAATCACGCCTACGACATGCATGAGATGGCGAAGGACAACGACAATTGGTTTCGCGAGACATTGATTGCCGGAGATCAGGGCACACGCGATGAGGCGGGCAATCCGGTGGTGCCAGATTCCTTTATTGAGCAGGCTAAGATGGATGGCATGGAAGAGGAGCGCATCCGATCCGAGTTCTACTGCGATACCGAAGCTCCTGTGAGCGGGGCATACTATGGTCGTCAGATGATGGAGGCTTCGGATCAAGGGCGCGTGACGGATGTCCCATGGATGCCGCAACTGCCGGTCTACACCTCATGGGATTTGGGCGCGAATGATGCGACTGCCATTTGGTTTTTTCAGCGGGCGCAGGGGGCAATCCATGTTATTGATTACATTGAGGAGCGCGACCAACCGTTGAACTACTACATCAAGTTGGTGCGTGAGCGGCCCTACACCTACGAGGCGCACTATGCGCCGCACGACATTGAGAAGCGTGAGATCACTTCTGCCGAGGCGCGCATTGTCACTGCTGCCAAGATGGGCATCAGGTTTACGCCTATTCCGTTCCTCTCAGTGCGTGAGCGCATTGATGCTGCGCGCAACCTGATCCCGGTCTGCCGCTTTGATGCGACCAAGTGCGGTCCTGGCATTGAGGCATTGCGCAGCTATACCAAAAAGTGGAACGATAAGGATGACACCTACATGAACGTTCCAAAGCATGACTGGGCGAGCAACGGGGCTGACGCCTTCGGCTATTTTGCTTTGGCTGCTGGGCCGGAGCCTGACACGAGAAACAAAACTAACTACAAGGGCAGTCCGATTATGGACAGCTTTGACTACCTTGCGTGAGCGCCATTGAGCAGTCCATCGCAATGTGGCCGTCTCCAGAGGTATTCTGGAATGATGTTCGCAAGTGGGGCGAGATGGGCTGCTACGTCCACATTCGCCCAGACTTCTGCGTCTGCGCCAAGGATGTCGAAGGGCGGGGTTGGTATATCTACCTTGCCGTTGGCGACATGGAGCACATGCTTCGCCAGCTTCCCTACGAGCTTGAATTCATAGGGTGGGACCGGGAGTTGCGGGGCTGCCG